CGCCCCTCGCTGAACTTCCTTCAGAGTAATGGTATGATTATGACCACCGTGAGTGTGCGACGGCATCTTATCAATAGTCAGCGTGACTTCATTCAATCCACCCTGATCGGCAAGTCCATATGGATTACCATCCACACCAATACCTACAATAAACTTACCACTCAAGTTTGGAACTATAAAACTATTAACCGGATCACTAGGGTCATCGTTCTCACCGGGTGAACGAGTCGCTTCTAATGTTTCATAAAGATCGGGATAATCTGCTTTTGGCACCGAACGTCCATCACAAAGAAGATAACCATCGGGAATATTATTTTCATCTCCGTGATATGCGATAATACCACCGATTGGGACATCGGTAACAAAATCTTCCTCAACCGCATCTTCAATCACAAATGATCTTTGGATAGTAATAATGCCAGAGTTTTCACTCTCAGCAACAAATAAAGGTTTGTCGATCGACCCCGCAGTCTGAAATCTTGTGTTTGTTATATTTGGACCATCACTCGGAAGTGTATTATCTAAGTAATAAATGTCACCCTGTTGTAAACCAGCACCAGTGGGTAACTGAAATTTACCAGACATAACCAAACTGAAAGCATCTGCGTTACCAGATAGATTTACTTCTTCTACAATACCAACAACGTCATGGAAGTTTCCACCTTCAGAAACCACCGCGTTTGCTCTTCCGAAAGTACCAGAATCGGTTATATAAGCGGGATCACCGTTAGTAAATCCGTGTCCTGATTGAAGAACGATAATTTTGTTCGATGTCAGAGCCTGTGCTGTTTGATTGATGATAGAAACCTCACCACCGATATAGTTTTTCACCAATGCTCTATCTGAACCAAGACCAATCAAAACCGTCTTCTGAATCTGTCCATTATCAACTGGTTTTTCGCCAGTAACTTTACCAGAAGTCGAAGGACTCAAGAAGTATGCTGCTCCCGCTACCAACGTCAAAGATTCTTCAGTAACAGCGGTGAAGTCGCCAACAATCTCACCCTGTGTTGTGAGTTCAAATCTATCGGCATTATAGACTCTAGAAACCACCCCAACAACTTCTGAAGCAGTTACGCTGTCTGCGATTGCTTTTGCATATGTTCCATCGCTTAGAACATAAACAACATTTCCGAATATAAATCCGTGTCCGCTCTGGTCTACTGTAATCTTGTTTGCACCATTGACGATAGAGACATAACCATCATCGTTGATATAGATGGCATCAGCAGAGTATCCCGCAGCGAGGTCCGAGTTGAATGTCTGAATGCGAACGTCGGAACCAGTGACGCCACCCGTGGTCCCCGCTGTGAATCCGAAGAGCAGACCCTTGGTGGCAGTTCCACCAGATGCTCCAGTTGCGATACGAATACCGCTCGAACCAACGATGGAACTTTCGTTTTCGAGTGCGATGTTCTGATTGGTATTCCAAGCAGCGTTCGTATACTTCCAGAGGAACTCCTTGTCTCCACTAGATCCGAGAATAATCATACCACCACCGGCACTGTTGCCAGAGTAGTTCATAATGTCTTCATCGCTTACATCATCGGTGGTGGCACCAAGAACGATATTGTAATCGTCTACGGAAAAGTTTGTTGAGTTGATTGTAGTTGTCGAACCATTGACTGTAATGTTACCATTGAAGGTAATATCCTTGTCGATGGTCGAACCGATCTCAATGAAAAGACTACCAGAGGAATCTATACCAGCAGAAATACCATCACCAACAACATTACCTTGACCAGAAATTGAAACTTGGCCAAGGTCGTAGATTGTAAGAAGATTGAGTTTTTCGATTATCTCGTTATTGGTTACTGTGAACCACTCATAGAATGTGTCACTTAGAACGAGGTCTGGTATTTGGTATGTGTTGGTTTCAACGCCCATCGACTAATCTCTCTAATAGACTTTTGATTGAATGTATGTCATCCTTCAAGGTATGTATCTCTTTTTCCATCCGATTAATTTTATTTCTCATCACAACTTCCTTGTTTTCTGTGTATAACAAGGCATTTGTTCGAGTGTCACGAAGAAGGTCGTTTCTACCTTCTACCTTATGAAAACGGTCAACCATCAAGTGCAATCACTCTCATATTCTTTACAACGGGGACGATGTTGGTGTTCTCACTAAAGAGGCATACTTTGATTGCGAATGCCGAGTAGTCCTCGCTAATGGTTCCCAGTTTAAATTCTTCGGTAACTACGTCCGTTGGATCGGCAGAAAACTTTTCGCTTCCAACTCTGGTCAACTTGATATATGGAAGATTATCGAAGTCTGTAGAGTCTCCGATTTTTCTTGCTTTGAGATACACTTCAATATCGTTCGGAGAAAACTTTGTGCAGTCAAGATAGACTCTGAAATCGTTTGCTGAATTGTTCTGTGGTAGTTCGACTCTCTTGGTGATGTAACGAACCAAAGAACCAGCATCCGAACCGTAAGGCTTCAAATCATCATTTGTTGAAGTATTGTCGTTGATGATGTTCTCGATATGAACAAGGGAACACGACTTGGAATCGAACATTGGAGAAACATCATCGGCAGAGTTCAAGAAATCCACTCTGAACGAAACTTCTTCACCAGTAGAAATGGTTTCTGTGTTTGCGAGTTGGATATTGCTGTTTTCGAGAACCGAACCATCATTCGTAAGTGAGTATGTAATTTGCTTACCAGTTCCAAACGGAGTCAACATATAAGACATCAATCTTGAAATATTGACGTTATGATTGGAACCCGTGTTTGTTGCAACGAGGTCAAACCCACGCTGACTTCCACTGGTTGTGAACTTGCAACGTCGGAATGTAAACTTAATATCCTTGGTGAAATCTGCGGTTGCGATGTTGGAGTTCTGTGGACGGAAAAGTTTACCACTGTAGACTTGCTTTTGAATTCTGTTTGAGCCACCAATTTCTACTTCACCTACAGTCGCTGTATATACCTCGTAGTCTCTACTGTTGGAGATAAGACAAAGTGCATACTCGCCAGGTTCGAGATATACTGGACACTCGAAAGTTACGAGAGTCTCTGTGTTTCCTGTGGTCGAATCTGCATTCACTTGATCGGGATAGAGAACCACTTCCGAGAATGGCACGATTGCAGATGGATTTGGATGTCCGTTTCGAGTTGGACGAATCTGAATGGTAATTGGGAGTGTGGAATCCTTCTTTGCGAAGAATAGTTTGAGGTCTTGAACAAACAAACCTCTTGGATTCTCCGATTCATCGACGAAGAATGTTTGTGCCAGTGGGTCCAACCACTGATACTTTTCGCTTGTGCGAATTGAATTCTTTCTTGTGTTCACATCGCTTGGAATCGCAGAACTTGAAACAGTCTGACGACGACGAATGATTGGTCGAACAGAAGATACACCCTGTCCTCTGGTCTCGAAAATTCCCTGTGAACTGATCACGGTTTCAGCAACAGTGGTCTCGTCATCATCAACAAACTTTAGAATTCTCTTTCCAGAAAGGAAAGTTGCGTTTGGAACCGAGAGAGTTAGACCGCTCAACTTGCCAGTATTATCTGTTGTGAGCGTTCCCGTTACATTATCGGTAACTTCGGTGTTGTCCATATACACTTTGACCGTGGTGTTTGGTTTCATATTGTGAACGGTAAGAGAAATATCTCTTGGTCTCATATATGGAACGACACTCAAGTCAACAGTCTTGTCTCGAAGAACACGAACGATATGGTCGGGGAATGTGTCGATGTTTGGAGACAGGTCATCAATTTTTTGCTCGACACTCTTGGTGACTCTTTGAATCTTGAGGTCTCTCTCGAAGTAAGAACGAATGCTGTTGAGTTTTTCGTTTGTCTTTGGAACAGAGAGAAGTTTCTTCAGTTTGGTATCGTTGACTTTCTTATCTGGAGCAACACCAGACCAAATTGCTTCCCAGTCGTTCCACTGAGAACCAAATCCAACCTGAGTGTCTTCAAAGGAAGTAGCCAACCAAGCATCGTTTTCGCCTTCGTTGTTTGTCTTAACAACGGGACGAGTTGACTGGTCAAACCAAAGGTCAATGGGTTTATTTACTTCAATGTTACCTACCCAGTTTGTGAGTTGGTATGGGTTGACAGAAAGTGTTTCACTGGCCTTTGGTTGATTGGCAAAGGTTACACCTTCACTTGCGGTGTATTGAAGAGTGAGAACACCGTTGCTGTGATTGGTGACGCTACCAGAAACATTTTCCACTTCCAAATCATAGTTGTATGCTTTGAAAGAAGGACGAAGTTCAGTTTTCTGGAAGTCGATTGAACACCTATAGTCATCGTTGGAAACATCACCGATTCCGTGTCCCTTGAAGTCTTCAACAAGAATTGCCTTCTTGGCAAGTTCAGTATTCGTAGAATCTAGGAATGTGATTGAATCTACCTTGGACTCAATATTGGTGAGAGAACTGAGAACCTCTATCTTTTCGAGTCTCTTATCAACGTCTCCAATATCACGCATGGTGTATCTTCTATGCGAAACACCCTCTATCTCAATGTCATTTGGATTATGAGTATATGCTGGTATAATCATTCGGTAAAGAGTCAAAGCATTCTCTTGGTCCGCTGGTGACTCTGGAATTAATGATGGTGTTCCAGAGATAACTTCAAACTTAGTTGTGTCATCATTGAAGTCTCTTCTGAGAACTAGTTTGTCAATTCTTGGAAGATAGTATTCGTGAGCAACTCGAAGAATATCATTCTCTCTTGTTTGTGTGATCTGGAATACAGGAACCGAAGATGAAGTTGGTCGTTCGATTCTATTTGCCAGGAAAACTCCAGTTCCATTTCCAGCGTCATCTAGAATTTCACCAAACTCATCTACCTCTGGAATTCTTGCGTAGTCTCGCACAAATCTAAAGTCGATACAAGAGGCAAGAGAAATGGTCTTACCCGAGATCATACTTGTAAAGAGTGGAATGTCTTCGTAACCGAAAACATCATTTGAGTTCTGATAGGTTTCACCCACTGGATACGAATCAACGGTGATGAATCCATAAGAACCATCGTGTTCAAAGTAATCATAGTTTATTTGAAGAGTGAATGTAAATGATCCTTCTTCGTCCTTATACTCGTCTTCTCTGGACTTCAAGAAGTATAGTCTACCAAATTCATAGTAGTAGTCTCTTTGTCCACTATCGAACATAAAGTCTGAAATCACACTCAACCCAACATTGTCGTCATTTTCATAACGTGGATCGCCACCCGCAATTTCAACGGAACGAATTCTAATAACATCAGAATGATTCAGTGCGATATATGAACGACCCGTTTCGTCTTCAATTACATCAGTTGCATCAACAGTAAATACTTCGTTTCTTAGAAGTTTTCTTCTAATCGCTTGATTGTAATTTGCATTGTGTCTGAATTCAACAGTTGCAATCAGTGAATAGTTGGAGTTTGCCGTGAGACCATCAAATCTAAGAATATCGTTCAACTTGTTTATGGAATATGATCCAGCAGCAACAAAGGACGTAGACTGATTCGTTCCATCGTTTACGTTCTCGAACAGATGATAGTATAGATTGACATATTCAGAAAGAAGTGTTCCATTATCTCCAACGAATCTAAAGTTTTCTCTTAGCAAGGCAGAAAGTTCAACAGAACCTTTTCCTAATGAATCTGCTGTGAACGAAAAAGTTTTTCTCATTCTGACTTGCAAGTCATTAATAGTTTTTACAGTAGAACCTTTGTCTACTGGGAAAAGAAGGCTAGCATATTCATTAGAAACAAACCCACCGCCGCTTCCAGTGGCAAAAATTCCATCAATTAATGGGTCGGTGGGTAGAGCAAATTGGACAGTGCCCTCAAAACTTTCGTTGACTTCAAAGTTTATATTTGCAAGATAAAATCTATAGAACGAAGCAAATGGTGCTTTCTGAATAGAGATGATATCAGCAGTTCCAATAAAATTATTGGAATTATTTAATATGTTTACAGTGAGGGGAGATTCGATACCAAGACCTTCTAGAATGCCGAGTCCAAGACCAGATGGCAAATCAGTAGCAGCAGAAAACCGTAAATCAATATACGAACCAAGTTCAAATGGTTTGATGGTTGTCAGTTCTCTCTCTTCGGTTGTTCTTGCTCTGTCAATATCAATGAATCGCGTTGACTGGTTTTCAAACTCATATCCGAAAATATAAGCCTTTCCAGTTCCGATTCCGAGAGTAACTTTGGTTTCGTCTGTTGAATTTGTCAAGTCTAGTTCAAATGGATCAGTGACATATGAACCAGATTCGTCTTGGGTTCTTCTTGCAAGCGTCTTCTCGATTTCTGAGTAGTCGCTATAAACTACTTGATTTGTGATTTGTCCATCTACGTTTATAGTTGCAAGTGGAACAAAGTCATCTCTTTCATCTGATGAGTAGAAGTTCAAATCAAGATTTAGTTGATATCTATCTGCGCCAGGTGCATTGAAGTTATATGAACCTCTTGCGGGATCGAGAAGAGTTGTATCTTGATTCGACCCAATATAGTTTCTTTCAATATCAAATCCAAAAACACCAGCAGCGTTGAAGTTTGCGGCATACTGCTGACCAGTTCTTACAAAGAAGCCGTCAACGAAAAAGATTCCCTCTGTGACTGAGAACAATCGAGTTGTTCCCGTTCCAGTTACGGTTGCTGTAGCAAGAACAGAATCAATGGAAGAAGTGACGGTTCCGCTTGTTGGTAAAGAACCGCGAACAACCTGAACAAAAAGATAGGTAACATCGCTGATTGTTTCTGCGTGAATAACTTTTGCTCTGTTTTCACCAGTATATACTTCGTAACCAATAAAGTTGCTAAGGTCGCTTGTAGTAGTAATAGTCAAGTAGTCTACTGTTTGAATGGCACTTTCCGCACCATAGACTTTTGAACCATCCTTGAAAATATGATTACCAAATCTCTCGACTTGGTTCTGCAAAATAGTCTGAAGTTGTGTTAGTTCTCTTGCTTGGACTGAATAGCCAGGACGAAAAAGAATCTTCTGGTAGTTCTTCGTCTTGTCAAAATCATCATAGTATGGTTCTATGTTGAACAGGTCTGAATTATAGGATGGCATCTATTGCTCCCTTAGAATCCTATTGAGATTCGGAATTCCTCTCTTTGTCTCGCTTGACGATCAATAGGTCTTATATTCTGTATGTATAACACTTCCCCTGAACCTTTGATTAGATTGGGTTCGGTTATACTGTTTATGCTATACTCTCCACTCGGCGCATCAAAAGTATCACCGACAGTGAAAGAACCGACTACGTTCGTTAGAACAAGAGACCCAGTACTACCACCAGAATCTGGTGTCCATGAAGCCACATTTGCTGTGGTGAATAATCTATTGTTGGCTTGTGTTATACCATCATCGAGTGTGAATGTAGATTCGTCTAGTCCAGAACCAGCAACTTCCATGATAGTAGTCATTCTATAGACTGGTGTTTCTGATACGTCAATATACGAGTTGATGCCTCTGTCTATTCTTGCAATTTGTACTTTGTTATTCAACTTTCGGAACGAACCGCTGTCTGTGCTGAATGTTCCTACGAGTTCTCCACCTTCATCCTCTAGGTTTTTGTAATCAGAATGATACGCATTAGAAGACTGACCTATGATGGGATTGTTGGTTTCGGTCGTGAATGGAATGGCAGTGTAACTTCCAGTCGCTGCCAGTCGGACAACCAATTCGTAGTTCTCGTCGTCCCAATATTTAACGACACCGCTTGCAGTTGCTCCGATGACATCATTATATTGGGTTACATTTTCGTTCACTGTAAAATCACCAGAGGCACCAGATGAACCCATATTGATTCTAACGAGTTGCTGTACGGTGCTTGGTAGTTCAAAATTCTTTGATGTGTTCTTGAGAATAAGAGTTCCCGCATCTCTTGCAGAGTCGAGTTCCCATTTATCCACCTGAGCGACTGCTCCCGAATCAAAGCCATAAACAAAATCTCCAACCTTAAATGTTGGTTCAGCAGAAGCAAAGTCGTAGTATTCGTCTGTGATTCCATATGGCTTACGAATACGAATGGTTGTCTTTCTATCGTATTCTGTCCCAGCAGTTCTCAAGGAATTATCATTCAGGACTGGATTTTTTATAACACCAAATTGTCTAAAATCGTTGACGTTAATAATTTCTGGTTGAGTTTCAATGTTCTCATTTAAAAGTCGAATCATAATTCTAGAAGTATCAAACTCGTCGATTACGTTTGAACCATGACCACCTTTTGGTCCAATGTGAACCTTTGCGGTTGGTTGTGTTCCAGTTATTGTTGTTGGGAATGTTGCGTATGTGTACTTGTATTCTTTCCCACCATTTAAAATATAAACAGCGTTTGGTTTTTTATCGGAGTCAACCGTCATATATGCTTTTGCATTTATACCATCGCCGTGAATCAAAATCTCTGGAAGAATTCTGAATTGACTTCTATTTGATTCATTCAAACCATAAACATCATAGTCAAGAGGTGCATCTAATTCCAGTTCCCATTCGCTTGTGGTAGCATTTTGCGTGTATGAAAGTATACGACGAAGTTGACCAACTTCAGGACCAACTCCACCACTTACATAGAACATATAGTTATCATACGCATTTGCGGTGGTAAGTATGTTGCTGTCATCCGTGTTTACAATCACAACACTGGACCCAATATTGGCTGTTCTTTTTGGGGTGGAGTTTATGCCAGACGCAAAAGCATTATCGTATGTTCCAACAGATGATGTATTCGTGACTGTGACTCGATAGATTTCACCATCAACTGCTTTTGTTTGAACATCATATTGAAGTTGTCCAACCTCATCGCTCGTCTTTTCTGAAACGAAGACTGGCATATATTCTTGTGTAAGGAAGTCTTTCTGGTCTTCAGTCAACTTATAAAGAAACTTCCACTTGTAACCATCTTCTGTTGTAAAAATATATGTTCCAGTAAAAGTCGGTTTAGTTGTTGACGAAGCACCGCCATTGTTGGAGATACACTTATACACTCTATCCCCATCGGCAAGAACGTAGTATCTCTTTAGATTGTCTACATCGTGTAGGTCTAGAGAGTCATTGTATTCGTCGTAAACAGTTTCCGTTGTCCAGTTGATTCTTGGAACAACAAATGCCGTGTTTCGAGAGTCGATGCGAATGGCAAATAGTGAATTTCTAAGAGCAGCAAAATGTTCTGCGACAGAATCGACAACAGTTGGTGGAGTTGTTTCGTCCGCCCAAGGAAGTGCCTTTCCGAAGAAAAGAAAATAGTTGTCCTCAGAAATCGGGTCAAATGCTCGCTTAAGTTCGGTGGCGAACTGAGTCTTAAAGTTGTTCTGTAAAGCATCTGTTAGGGGCATCTATTTACCTCAGTTTGGACTTTCTGATGTTGTTCCGTATGAAACGCTGTAATATTCGTCGTGTGTTCCACCATCTACTGTGCTTCCCAAGTATGGGAACTGCGGAGATGTCCATGTAGAATATGTAGGGTTGGAATGGAAATCCGAGCCAACTGGAAGATAGAAAAATGGTCTAAGTTCAATGACACCAAAAGACACTCCACTAGCAATTTCATAGATGCCTCTTATATTCGGGTGGTGATAAATCGGAAAGAAGTCTAGGTTTAATGATTGTGCTGCTGTGTAGCCTTCTGCACCAGCAGTACCAAGAGGACCAGTCGAACCCGTTCCTACTATGTGTGCAACACTACCTCCCTCTGGAACAGTTGCGTTAGTTGCACTGTTCGACCCAACACCAGTATAACCTGGCGCATATCCGTCTGGATACAAATCGGTATCTTCACTGTTATTGCGAAGGTCTTGAGTTGTCCCGAACGTGTATGGTGTATAGTTTCCTATGATAGAAATTTCTTGTCTTTGAACCTGACTATGAAATGGTAGTTCCGATTTTTTATTTTCCGCCAAAAGAACATCACCAAATACTTTGAATCCAGCGGGGTGGACCAGTGCTTTGAGTGCCTTTTGATATTTCTGTAACGATAGATTTGTTTTCAAAACATAAGAGAATCTCTGATAGTAGTCACCATCGTGAATCTTCTTTCTTGAACTTGGCTTACCACCATCGTCATAGTAGAAACCATCGTAGATTGCGATAGCAGATGCTCTTGCAAAACCAGTCGCAGTACCGTCTCCCGTTTCAGATTCGACAGCAAATGGAGCGTCTGTTACATAGTTAATACCGTGGTTCAAGATGGCGATTTGTTTGATTCTTCCCTTATCATCTACTCTACTTACTTTTGCTGATGCACCAATACCAGAAGACTCGTCGAGAATAGTGATAAAGTCATTGATTCGATAATTGAATCCTTCGGATGTGATGTCAAATCTATCAAACAAACCAAAAATAGTCTCATCAATATATGAACCATCATCAAAATAAACTCTTACTGGCTGACCAGATAAAAAGTCTCCCTGAATATTCTCTAAGAAAAATTCAGTAACTGTATATGGATATACTTCAAACTGAAAAACATCTACAACATTTGCTGTTGCAACGCTTGTTCCGTCCGCACCAATCATATTCACGACTCTACCTTTTGCGGCAAAGTTAGTAGTTCCGTTGTTGGATGTTACTCGAATAGATTTCTTTTCAATCCACTTACCACCAGAAGATTCCAGAATGTCTATTCTTGGATAATAGAATTCAACGATACTATCATAAAAGGTGTGAAAGAAAAACTCAAAGGACTTTTCACTGCCCTTGACGGCGTAGAAGTCTTTGATTCGAGTGAGTAGAGTTTTTCGATTGAGAACATTACCTTCGGCATCTGTTTCAAACAGACGAGGAATGTTCTTCATATACTTGTCTTCAAATGATTCTACAAATTCATCTAT